ACCAGATACGATAGAAAGAAAGCACAATCTGTTGCTGGCACAGATGAAGCTTTAACAATCACAACTCATATTCTTTGTCAGGTCGCAGAACTTGAAGATGGAAGCAAAGCCTTTAATATGGCAGATGCAGAAGATTTACATAGGTTTATTCCAGAGAATGTTTTAAACGATATTGAGTTATTTTTATTTAATTTAAGTACAGATATTAAATCAGCAAAAAACGAATAAAAGGGGATAACTGGCTCAACTTTGAGTTTTTCCTAGCAACAGAACTTGGTAAGACATTACAAGAATTAAGATTGTCTTTGACAGAGGAAGAGTTAATATATTGGGCTGCATATTATGAAATTAAGAATGATAGGGAGAAACAAGAAATGCAACGACAAAAAGCCAAATCAAGGTAATATATAATAAAGGTTATTTGTTTCTGTGGCACAATCGACAGTTAAATTAATAGTTGATGCACAGAACGCAATCGCACCATTAAAGAGAGTTAATGAACAAACGAAGGCTTTAAGTAGTAGCACAGATAAATTAAAAGGCAAACTTGATATAAGTAATAGATCACTAAAAAACACAGGCAGATCAGCTAAGACAGCAAGTGCTGGAGTTGGAACTTTAGTAGGTGCATTGAAGCCGTTGTTGGCTGCATTAGCGGTTGTTGGCACAGCGAGATTTATTTTTGTTAAAACTGCTGAACTTGAAACTCAAAGAGCAAGTTTAAAACAATTAACTGGTGATGTAGAAAAAACAAATCAAATCATAAAAGAATTACAAGATTTTGGTGCTGTAACACCTTTTACAAGTAGTGAATTAATAGAGCAAACAAAAAGATTAAAAGCCTTTGGTTTTCAAACCGAAGAACTTGTTGATACGACAAAAAGGTTATCAGATGTTGCTGGTGCTACTGGTGCTGATCTTACAGGAATTGCAACAGCATTTGGGCAAATCAGAGCAAAGGGAAAACTTCAGCAAGAAGAAAACTTACAGTTATTGGAAAGAGGAGTGAATATAACTGATGAACTTAAGAAAATAACAAAATTGCAAGGCGATGAATTTGAATCTGCTATGAGAAAGGGGGAAATTAGTGCGAAAGACGTTAATCAAGCATTAATTAACTTAACAAGTCAGGGAGCTATTTTTGCTGGTGGTGCAACTGCACAGGCAGATACGTTGAATGGAAAACTATCAACTCTGCAAGATACGATTGATACTCTTGCAAGGACTATAGGAGAAGAACTTGGTGATGAGATAAAAAGCGTTTTAAATTTAGCTATAAGTGCTGTCAAACAAATAAATAAATTAGTTGAAAGAGTAGGTGTTGCTAATAAAGTTGGTCGAATAAATTTAACACAAATAAATTTAGATGCCAGAAAAGAAGCAAGAGAACAACTTAGAGAAGAAACAGGAAACTTTTTTGCTGCTGGAAATTTATTTGGAAAAAACAAACAAAGAGAAGATGAACTTTTTGAGCAAATTAAAAAAAGAAAAATTCAAGAGGCTTTAACAACAAAAGAAAAAGATGAGCAAGTTAAAAAAACAGATAAACTTACAAAATCTATAAAAGAATCAAAAGAACAAGCTGAAAAAATTAAAAATGATTCAAAAAAAACTGTTACAGCAATAGAATCACAAGTTACTGTCTCAGAATTATTTAACAAAAGTTTAGGTGAAACAAGTTTTTTTGTTAATAATTTAAGTCTTGGCTCTAATAAATTTGCAGATGCACTTATTAATGTAAAAAGTGAAGCGGATCAACTAAAAGAAAAGTTTATGGAAATTGGTCAAGGTATTGAGCAAGGTATTGTTTCTAACCTTACTGATGCTGTAATGGGAACACAGACACTTGCACAGGCTGCAATAAATGTACTAAATCAACTAAAAAGAAAACTTGTAGAGGTAGCAATACAAAGGGCTGTTTCTGGAATAGGAAACTTTATTGGTGGTGCATTAGGTGGCATATTTGGTGGAGGAGGTTCTACAAATCAATTTATTGGTAAAGCTAGTGCTGCTGCTTTTAGAGCAAATGGTGGCCCTGTCAGTGCTGGTGGTGCTTTTGTAGTTGGTGAAAAAGGCCCAGAATTATTACAGATGGGTTCAAGAGGTGGCAATATTATACCGAATAATCAACTTGGAGGCAGTACAACCAATATTATTAATGTATCTGTAGATGCAACTGGTAGTTCTGTTCAAGGCAATGATGCAGAAGGTGAGGCTCTTGGTGGTTTAATTGCCTCTGTAGTGCAGGCAACTATAATTGATGAACAAAGAGCAGGGGGTTTATTAAATAGATAATGGCTACATTTCCATCAATACAGCCTACTTATGGCATGAGAAAAAAAAGCAACCCAAAAGTAAGGGTTACTTCTCTTGGTGATGGTTATGAGTTTAGGGCTTTGTATGGCCTTCCCTTATCTCAAGACCCTAAAGTATATGATCTTACTTTCAACGTGTCTGAAACTAATGCAGATGTCATTGAAGCCTTTTTAAGAAGTAGGGTTGCAGATCAGGCAAGTTTCACATTCACACCACCAGCAGAAGGGTTTAGTGCAAAGACAGGTACTTTTGTTCAATCAGATGGGAGTGGTGCTGCTGGAACAATTATTACAATCACTTTTGCAAATCATGGTGTAGCTATTGGCGATGTATTAACAGTTGACTTTAGTTCTGGCCCTACAGATGGATCTTACGTTGTTGCTTCCTCTGCTGATCAGAATACTTTCACACTTACTTCAACTGCTGCCGATAGTGCATTAGTCACTGTCGCAACTAATGTTGATTTTACTCTTTCTGGGGCTGGTCAATATGTCTGTGATTCATGGACAAAAACTATTCCTTATAACAACAGAGCAATAATAAACTGTTCTTTCAGAGAAGTATTTGAACCATAATGGCAGTACCTACAAGCGCACTTCAGGGATTAACGAATAAATCTATAATTGAGTTATATTCTGTTGAATTAAAAGCAGATGTTCATTATACAAAAACAGCAAAAACAGCTACTTATGTTCAATCAGCTACAACAATTACAATTACACTTAGCAGTCATGGGTTTTCTACTGGTTTAATTTTAAGTCTTGATTTTACTTCAGGTAATGGGATTGATGGTGTTTATACAATACAAACAGTTGATACAAATACTTTTACAGTGACAGGCACAACTTCACAATTCACAAATGGTAATGTATCTTTCAATGTCAATGCAACAATAACAGATCCAACCGTTTATTTATTTCATAGTGGTAATAACATGAAAGATAGTTTAGATATTGTATGGCAGGCAAATACATATTCAAGGATGCCAGTTAAAGCTGAAGGTTTTAAATATTCTGGAAAAGGTAAACTTCCAAGACCAACTTTAACGCTATCAAACTTATTAGGAACGATAACATCAATACTACAACTTACAAATCAAACCACAGCATTATCTGATCTCGCAGGGGCAAAAGTTACAAGACGCAGAGCATTAAGTAAAGATTTAGATGAAGTTAATTTCCCATCTGATGTAAACCCATACAAAAGTGGTTCTGTTGATCCTTCAGCAGAATTACCACGTGAGGTTTATTTTATTGAAAGAAAAACTATTGAAAATAAAAACATTGTACAATTCGAGCTTGTAAGTTCTTTTGATCTGTTTGGTGTATCTGCACCCAAAAAACTTGTTACAAAAGCTGACTTTGCAGGCGTTGGAACTTTTGTTAATTTTTAATTATGACTTGGAAAGAATCTTTTATAAAATATGCAAAAGAACAAGCACCAGAAGAGGCTTGTGGTTTGCTTGCAATAATTAAAGGTAAAGAAACTTTTTGGCCTTGTAAAAATTTAGCAGAAGGTAAATTTGAATTTTTTGTTCTTGATCCTGATGACTGGGCAGAGTGTGAAGATACAGGAGAAATTATTGGTGTAATACATAGTCACCCTGTAGGGGCTGCAACACCATCAGATACAGACAGAGCAGCTTGTGAACATCTTGGGTTTCCATATTATATTTACAGTATCGAGTACGATCATTGGGAATCGTTTGAGCCTTCAGGATGGAAAGCACCTTCATTAATTGGAAGGAAATTTATCTGGGGAAAATACGATTGTTGGTCTATTGTTACAGATTGGTTTGTAGAAAATAAAAATATAAATATTAAATATTGGAAAAGACCAAAAAAAATCAAAGATTTTATAAATAATCCAGAGTTTGAATTTGCTTTACCAAAATTAAATTTTGTAAAACAATCTAATAATAAAGATATAAAAATTGGCGATGTTTTACTTTTTCAATCCGTTACAGGCAATTTAGATCATGTCGCTGTTTTTATAGGCGATAATATGATATTGAATCATAATATAAAAAGTCTTAGCTGCCGAGAACCTTTTGACTTAAAATACCAACAAGCACTGAGAGGAGTTTACAGATATGCAGCTTAAAAAAATAAAAGTTTATGGTAAGTTAAGACAATTTTTGGGGAAGTCATATTTTATGGCTGCGGTAAAGTCTCCACAGCAAGCTATGAGTTTTTTAATTGCTAATTTTGAAGGTGTGCAAAAACATATGAACGATCAGATATATAAGGTAAAAATGGGAGGCAGGGTTATCACAGAAGAATATTTATCAATGACAGGGCAGGGTGATATTCAAATTATTCCAATAGCTACTGGTGCTGCTCCTATAATTATTGGTGCGATAGGAATAGGTGCTGGTGCTGCTGCTGCTGCAACTACATTAACGGGGGTGGCAGGGTTCCTTGTTGGAACTGTCTTATCAACAGCATTGACAACTGTTGGAACTTCCATGATTATAGGAGGTGTTACAGACCTTTTATCACTACAAAATCCAATACCTGATGTTTCAAGTGTAAGTGATATTGACCCATCCATAAGAGGTTCTTATTCATTTAGTGGTATCCAGAACGTTAGCTCTAGTGGTGTTCCAGTACCTATAATTTATGGTTTGGTTTTTAGCGGTTCAATTATAATAAGCTCAGGAACAGATTCTACTCAAGTTGTTAAGAGCATAACCTGATGCCAAGATTAGTTGATGATCAATTATTTGGAACTGATAGAAAGGTAGTTGATCCTGACCTGATAGATGGTGGCCTGCGTAGTAAACAATTTGCGACAGTATTAGATTTGCTTGGCTCTGGTGAAATAGATTCAATATTTGATATCGGTGGTGTTGGTACAAATACTTTTAGAAAAAATGTTTTTCTTGATGGCACACCATTACAAAATGCAAATGGTGAAGAAAATTTTTCTGATGTAGAGGTCTTTTTTAAAAATGGAGCATCAGATCAAACAGCACTACAAGAGATAAATGCAATAGAAAATACTGTTCCTGTAAATGTTGAAGTAACAAAAGCAACTTCCGTTACAAGATCAATTACAGATTCTAATGTTGATAAGGTAAGAGTATCAATACAGATACCAAGCCTACAAAAATTTGAAGATAATGGAGATATTAAAGGAACTGAAGTAAAAGTATCAATAAGAATTACTGAAAATGATGGAACCGTTCATGATCCTGTAGAGGCAAATTCTATTAACGGAAAAGCAACAAGTCCATTTGTTAAAGATTTTGAAATAAAGTTTGAGAAAACAATGAGTTTTCCTATTGATATAACAGTTATTAGAAATACAGATGATAGTACAGTATCAACACTTCAAAACAAAACTAACTTTTTATCTTTCACAGAAATAAATACAGATACAAGTGCATATCAAGGTTTTGCCTATGTTGCCATAAGATTTAATGCTCAGGAATTTCAAAGCTATCCAAAGAGGATGTACCGCATTAAGGGTACAAAAATTAAAGTGCCAAGTGATACAACAGTTGATAGTGAAAATGGCAGAATTATTTATCCTGATGATTATGTTTTTGACGGAACATTTAAAACAGATAAGGAATGGAGTTCTGACCCAGCTTGGATTTTATATGACATCTTGACTACAGATAAAGGATTTGGCGGTACAGATGGTGTTATTGATGAAGATACATTAGATGTTTTCTCGTTTTTCTCTGCAAGTAAATATGCAAGTGAACTAATTACAGACCCAATTACGGGAACAACAGAACCAAGATTTAGTTGCAATGTAATTCTTAATCAAAAAAATGATGCTTATAGTCTGATCAATGATTTATGTTCTGTAATGAACGCAATGCCATTTTATAGCAATGGATCATTGCAAATATCTCAGGACAGACCAACCAATACATCAACTAATACATCTGATGCACAATATATTTTCAATAACTCAAATGTTACAGAGGAAGGTTTTACATATCAGGGTGTAGGACAAAGAACAAAATATACAGAGGTTGAGGTTGGTTATTTCGATAATGAAACACAGACAATAGATTATGAATTAGTTACAACTGCTGATATAACAGCCTTGTCAGATTCCATTTCTAAATTTGGAAGAACTAGAAAAACTTTAAGAGCTTTTGCATGTACTTCAAGAGGGCAGGCAAATAGACTTGGTAGGTGGTTTTTATATTCAAATTTAAAAGAATCAGAGGTAGTTTCTTTTACAACCACTCTTGAGGCTGGTGTAATCGTAAGGCCTTCGACAATCATTGCTATAGCAGATTCATTAAGAGCAGGCGTCAGAAGAGGAGGGCGTATAAAATCTGTTACTGATACAACTACTATTATTGTGGATGATGCAAACAATACTGATCTGACAACAGAAAACTCAGCAACACTTTCAGTTGTTTTATCAGATGGTTCTGTTGAAAGTAGATCAATAAGTTCAATAAGTGGAACAACAATAACAGTTTCATCTGCTTTTTCTTCAGCACCTTTAGCAAATAGTGTTTGGGCTATAGAAAATACCTCTGTTGAGTTTCAAATATATCGTGTAGTTTCTATCGAAGAAAAAAATGAATCTGAATACACTATTACAGCAGTTATTCATGATACGAATAAATATGCACAAGTAGAAGATACAACTGTTCCTTCAAACCCAAGAACCATAACAACTTTACTTAATGAAAAACCTTCTCCAAGTAACCTAACGGCAACAGAGCAAATAGTTGCTCTAAGCAATAGAGCCGTATCAAAAATATTTGTTGCATGGGAACCAGTACAGGGTGTTAAAGAATATTTACTAGAATTTCAATATGAAAATGATAATCCAGAAAGATTAAGAGTTGCCAGACCAAGTTTTGAACTTTTTGAATCAAGGTTAGGCACTTATAAATTTGCTGTTAAATCTGTTAATACATTGGGCAAATTAAGTGCTGGTACTTCTCTTTTAACTTTCAATGCTGAAGGTAAAACAGCTTTACCAGAGGATGTACAGAATGTACAGATTGAACCTTTATCTGATCAATTTATAAGATTACGTTTTGATAAATCAACATCTGTTGA